GACTTCCTAAACGACACAGCATCAGCAAATGTTCTAGCAACATTGCAAGCTGCGTGGGGAACCACAGTCACATGTGTATTCCTACAGACAAAGGGAACAGCAGTATCTGCTACAAATCCTCTTTACACTGTTTCCCTGTTGGTGAACAACACCACAGACATTAACGGCAGCGTAAGTGACATCGGGGTACAATCGATTACATTTACTGCTAACTCAACAGTGGCAGTAGCAACTACAGGTACTTTCTAAAAACTAACTAAGGGGCAATCATGGCAAAGTTAAAGATCGTTCGACAAGATGGAAGTATTGTTGAGGGAGAAATTACACCAGCGGTGGAATATTTCTTTGAACAGAGTACTAAAATGGGTTTCCACAAGGCGTTTCGCGATGAAGAAAAACAAAGCCATGTATATCTATTGGCTCACGAAGTTATTCGCAGATCAGGTGAAACTGTTAAGCCTTTCGGGATGGAGTTTATCGAGACACTTAAAAGTGTTGAGGTGCTTGACTCCGACCCTTTAGCTTAAAGCGCGATCAACCATTCACCTACCTTATTGCTAGGCTAAGCATTAGGTTGGGGATCGCGCCACAGCAACTGTTAGAACTAGATAAGACCATGCTAGATGCACTTATGCAAGGTCTAAAGGATGAAGCAAAGGAGATAAGCGATGCCAGTAGAAGTAAAGGGCGTAATCGCACTCCGTAAGGCTCTCAACGCCTATGCACCGGATCTTGCTAAAGAATTAACTGCTGGGATTACTCAGTCCTTAAAGATCATTCAGAAAGATGCTAGAGGCTTTGTGCCTACTTCTGCTCCAGGTGGTTTATACAACTGGGATCGCCGTTCTGCAACTGAACCTAAAGCATTTAACACTTCTGGCAGACTGCGCCCGTTTCCTCGCTATGATGCAGCATTAATCAAGCGTGGCATTGTTTATCGCACTGGTTATGGCAAGCCTAACTCAAAAGGATTTAGATCCTTATTTAGAGTTAAAAATAACTCAGCAGCTGGTGCAATTTATGAAACTGCTGGGAGAGTCAATCCTGGCGGTTCTGGGGAAAGTAGATCCAACAATCCTAATGCCGGTGCTCGTTTTGTGCAGCAAGGCCCTTTGTATGGCAGCAAGAAGTCTGGTCAAGACATGCGTGGTCGTGTGATCTTTCGCGCATGGGCACAAGATGAGGGCAAGCAACTTAAGGCTATCTTTGATGCCGTTGATAAAGCCGACAAAGCATTTAAGGCTAGAGTCGCATCTGGACAAGTTAAGGGAGCAGCATGAGCAATATAGTTATTGACATTGCAGCAGAGTTCACTGGTAAAAAAGCCTTTAAGCAAGCCGAGACTTCTACAGATAAATTAACTAAAGGTGTTAAAAGCATGGCCAAGACTCTTGGCGTTGCTTTCAGCGTTCAGCAAGTCCTAGCCTTTGGTAAAGCTTCAGTTAAAGCAGCAGCAGCCGATGAGAAGGCACAAAAGCAACTAGCACTAGCTCTAAAGAATGTCGGCCTTGGTCGAGATGTTGCAGCCTCAGAAGCATTTATCCAGAAGTTACAATCCGAGTTTGGTGTCCTCGATGACAAGCTGCGCCCTGCCTATCAGCAGTTAGCAGTAGCCACAGGAGACACAGCACAGAGCCAGAAGTTATTGCAGATCGCTCTAGATATTTCCGCCTCAACTGGCCGTGACTTAGCCTCAGTCACAGGAGCAATTTCAAAGGCCTACCTAGGAAATAACACAGCATTAGGTAAATTAGGTGTAGGCATTTCTAAGGCTGATCTAAAGGCTAAGTCTTTTGATGACATAATGAACCAACTGTCTACAACCTTTGCTGGATCTGCAACTGCTTCTGCCAATACCTTCCAAGGCTCTATGGATAAGTTAGCCGTTGCTTCTGCCAATGTTCAAGAGATTATCGGCAAGGGACTTATTGACTCGTTCAAGATCTTATCCGAGGATACTTCAGTAGACGATCTGGCTAATAGCATGCAAGATCTAGCAACCTACACAGCCGATGTTGTTAAAGGTATTGCCCTTGTAATAGCAGAGTTTAAGAAAATACCAGGCTTCAATCTTCTTATACCTCAACTAAAAAATCTTATCTTGCCTAGACCTATCATGGATGCTTTAGATATTCTTGGCAATATCGGTTCGACATTTTCTGCCCAATCAACATCTAACAATGGGCTTGCACACTTAGCCGAGTTAGAAGCCAACGCAGCCGCTGCTGCTCTCAAGTCAAGCAAGAAGATTACAACAGAAGAAAACAAGCAACTTAAGGCTAAGCAGTTAAAGCTGGCAATAGATAAGGCTAACCTAGCCCTTGGTAAGGGTGAGAATGTCTTTGACATGGAAAAGATCTCCCTTGCAGCAGCTGAGAAAAATGCCGCTGAGCAACTAGGTAAGGTAACTAGCCAGGCACAACTGCTACAGATTACTAATGACCTTGCACGCCTAGAAGTAAAGCAATCTATCCTTGCCCTAGAAGAAGCCATTGCCTCCAAGGATGTCGCAGCCATTACTGCTGCAACCAATAAACTTAATGCAGACCTTGGCATCCTTGGCGTACTTGCTGGTCAGAAGATGAAACTCACTGAGATTGAATCAATTATTAAAGCCATGCTTCCAAAGGATCTAATTAACCTGGCTAACCTAAATGAAGCTATTGCTTTGTTAAAGGTTATCGGCGCAGGCGCAGGCGGTGGCGGTATGGCAACTCACGCTGCTCCTATTCTAGGCGATCCAAATAAAAGTCCTACTGGCATACCTACAGTTACTACAGCAGCTGCAATAAATGCAGCACTTATAGCAGGTAGCTTTGTTTCTTCAGGTGGTAGCGGTGGTAGCTCTAGAGCGGGTGATTATGCTCCTAGTGGTTTCCCTGGTGCTAGCAGTACAACAATTATAGTTAATGTTAATGCTGGCACTGTTGCTAGTCCAGATGATCTTGTTACGATTGTCAAGAATGCAGTCATTGATATCAATAAGCGCGGTGACGCTTTGACCTACGCTGGGTCACTATGACCAGACCAGTCATCAATGTAATTATTGACTTCTCTACTGGAGCAAGTTTTGGCTATCCTTTTGTACTAGATACTTCCAGCCTAGATGGTGGCGATGTCCTATCAGATTCAGCCTCTAGCCTTGTCGTAGATGTCTCCAACCTTTTAGATAGCGTCAATACTAATCGAGGTCGCAATGTATCCTCTGAGCAATTCCAGACAGGCACAGCCTCAATTCGTCTGCTAGATCAGAATGGTGACTTTAATCCTCAGAACGCAGCATCACCTTATTACACTTACTTAAACCCAATGCGTAAGATGACTATTACTGCAACCTACTCAGGAGTAACTTATCCAATCTTTGCAGGGTACATAACAGGCTATAACACTTCCACGCCTAAGTTTAATGGCGATATTGTGTACACAACTATCACAGCTGTAGATGGTTTCCGTTTATTCCAGAATGCGCAATTCTTTGGCGTTACTGGTGCGGTTGCAGGCGAGACTACAGGCACACGCATAGGCAAGATCCTAGACACTATTGGCTGGCCTACAACCTTGCGAGACATTGACACAGGACTTACAACAGTTCAGGCAGATCCAGCCACACAGCGCACAGCATTACAAGCCTTGCAAACTGTTGCTACAACTGAGTATGGCGCAATCTACATGGATCATTCAGGGCGTCTAACTTTCCAAGATCGTGACTTAACTGTCTCATCCGTTGCAGGCACTCCAGTAATCTTTAAGGATGATGGCACTGCCATTGGCTATTTTGATGTTAAGTGGGTCTTTGACGATACACAGGTGTACAACCTTGCTACTGTAACTCGCACAGGCGGATCAGTCCAGACTGTTTCCGATGCCGCTTCTATTGCCAAGTTTTTTACTCACAGCTATAACCAATCTGGACTGCTAATGCAGACAGATGCAGTAGCCCTAGATTATGCCCAAGCGTTTATCGCTTCACGCAAGGACACAAGCTCTAGAGTCGATGAACTTACTCTAGATCTACAGCAGGATAATTACACTGCTGGCACTATTGCCGGTCTATCGCTGGACTTCTTTAGCCCAATCAGCGTAACAACCACACAGCCTAACAACACGACCTTATCCAAGACAGTGCAGGTATTTAACATATCTCACTCGATTACGCCTAACTCCTGGAAAACTAGGTTAGGCACAGCTGAACCGATCATCGATGGGTTCATCTTGGATTCGGCATTATACGGTATTCTAGACACTAGCGTTTTAAGTTACTAAGGAGATAAAAGACAATGGCTAAACAGACCTTCACAACTGGTCAAGTGCTAAGTGCTGCACAAATGACCAGCCTACAGCAGACTGCTATGGGCGGAGGTTCGACTACAGCAAAGACTGCCAGTTATACCTTAGTAGCAGCCGATGCTGGCACAGTCGTACAAATGAACAGTGCCAGTGCTACAACCATCACAGTCAATACAGCACTCTTTGCAGCTGGTGATACTGTACAAATACAAAATATCGGCGCTGGCGTCTGCACAGTAACCGCAGGCACAGCCACAGTAAACACAGCAGGATCACTAGCCCTCAGTCAGTATGAAGGTGGGCAACTTTACTTTAATACAACAAGTGCGGCGTTATTCTTTGATACTGTGCAAGCTGGTGGTGCTGCATCTTTTAATACGTCCTCAGCGACTGTGGCAACAGGCGAAGCAACAACATCAACATCCTATGTCGCTTTAACAACGGCACTTGCTGTCACAGTAACAACTGGAACAAAAGCATTGGTAAGCATTGGTTCTCGTATGGCTAACGGCGCAGCAACAAACACTAGTGCTTACATGGGTTTTGCAATCTCAGGTGCGACAACAGTAGCTGCAACCGACCAGTATGCCGTTGGATACCAATATTTTGGCTCGACAGTTAATTATCAGCCAGTCCAAAACGGCACTTTCCTAGTTACTGGATTGACCGCTGGAAGCAATACATTTTCAACCCGCTATCGTTCAAACGGAGACAGTATAACCTTTACTAATCGAATTATTTCAGTAGTAGATTTGGGGTCATAACATGGCAATTACAAATAAGGCAATTAACCTATCTCAATTAGATGCAGAATTAGGTGGTCAAGGTTTAATCGCTGATCTTAATGACGATAAGAAAAAACTTATCTTGCCCTCAGAAAACTCAGATGTCACAGAGGCACAATTAGAAGCTGCAATTGCTGCTCATGTAGCACAATCGACAGAGCCTAGTGTCGCTGATAAGTTAGCAGCAGCTGGATTATCTTTAGATGACTTAAAGGCTGCGCTTGGACTGTGAAGCCACAATTAAGTAAAGCTGCTAAGCAACTACGCGAGCAGTTTGATGACACATTCCCAGATCGTGACCGCACATCGGATGGCTGGATCGGTGATACCCGACACGCAGCTCGCCCTAGCGAT